TTCAAGCATAGACATAAACTTACGGTCATCGCGGATTTCGCCAGTCTGTGCGTCATAGACCAACTTATTGCGATACCGATTCATAATGTCCTTGACATAGGCTTCTGCCTTGGTCTTTGGAAGATTGCCTACATCGATATAGAAGATTCGGCGTTCAGGTGCGCGAGAAATACGATAGATGACTACGGCATCTTCCATCATGCGTAATTGATTCAGCGGCTTAATAGCCTTGTGCATAAACCCAACAGTACGGCGATACCGACTATCAAATAGTCCCGATGAGCAGAAAGCAATAGCATCTTCGCTGATTTTAATACCTTGGGCAGAACCAACTTTTGGATTGTCTTTGTTGTAAAGATAGAAGTCACGGAATCCTGTGATGATCTTGGTACCATCAGGACGAGTTTCTTTCTTGAATTCGCGGATCTTCTGAATGTTCAGCGGATCGACATAACGAACTTCAAGAATTCCCTTTTCAGGCTTTTCTTCATCAATGATGAGATGGAAATATACCTTACCATCGACATACCAACGGCGAAAGACTTCATATCCGCGTGAATCAAAGGATAACAAACGAAGAACATTCTTAAATTCTTCTTCGATCTTACTTTTGATTTTTGGACTTAAAGTATTGTCATTAGTAAACGACAATTTGACAGGCATCTTGCCTGGTTCTGAAACAATTGCTTCGTTGACAATATCATCAACTGCAATTTCGCAGATGGGATCCATTGACATTTCCCGATACTTGGCTACCAGTTCAAAATCATTACGAACTGAACCATCTAAGTCAACATACTGACCGTAAAAGCCACCTGCTTCTACTGGAATAGCACCATCGTCTGTGGTGGGAACCACGAACGACTTGAGTGCTTTGAAATCAGTTTGTTGCTTCTTTGTACGCTCTAACTTGAAGCCGAACACTTCCATTTTTTAAACCTCTCTATTGCCTGAATTTACTCAGGTTGTTGTTCCTGCTAACTGATAGTACTGATACGACAATGAAACGCCAAATTCAGAGATTGCTGCCTTACTTTCGAAGGAAAGTTCTACCGCTGAAATTTCCTTTGGATAACAACCAATGAACTTATAGGTGCAAATTGCATTACCTTCACGGGTAAGAGGCTGTACTGCCCAATCCATCAAGTATGAGTTGAAATTGTTCGGGCCAACATTGCTCTGATACGAGTTAATGAGGTTCGACCAAGACTCAAATGCCTTGCGTAGATTGTATGAACCATCGTTGTACACTTTCAACGACCAATCTGCAAATGTACGGTCAGCAGCAAACTTCATAGTTCTACCCATGAAGTTGGCAGTACCTTCACTAAGAGTAGAAGCAGGAATCTGTGCGCCCTTGCAGAGGAAGGTGATTTGGCTATTAGCGTTTCCGTTGTTAACCAAGCCACCGACTGCACTAACAGCACCAGCAGCAGCGGTACCAAAGATCGCTCCTGCGACTCCTGCTGCTGCGTTGATGGCACGGGTACCTCCACTTGGGAATGAACCTGTGACCAAATAGAGGTTATCTCTCGCACCACCATTAATAAGGTTCGCTCTGAAAGCGTCTATGCTGAATTGGCTATATGCCATTTATGTGTCTCCTTTTTCCTTATTATTTAGGAAGATATTAACCGCCTACTTCAGTGAACGAAACACCAGTCTTCGTAGCAATGAAGTTGAGTTGGATGAAATTGATGCTACGAGCAGGTTTGATGAAGATATCTGCTACGAAGCGGTTACCATCGATCACCTCAGCCGTATTGTTGGAGTCATCGCACTTCACTAGGAAGTCGGTGATACCACGGCGGCTTTGTACATCACGAAGGAATGGTTCTACCATTGAACGGAACTGTGAGCGAGTGAATGCATCATTAAACTCGAACAGACTATACTTAGAAGCAGTTGCAATTGCCTTCTCAAGGACGATGAACAAACGGCGTACATTGATGCGGTCAAATGCAGACGGCTTAGTTTGTGCAGTCTTGTCGCCAAACAGTAAGGTTCCCTGTCCTGCCATTGTAATAACAGGATTGATGCCATTTTGATACAGCGTATCGCGGTGCGTTTGACCTGGGTTATAGGCTAGACGAATCGCATTACGAATGATGCCGCGATTAAATCCTGCGGGTGAATACCAAGGATCATTGCTTAAGTCTGTACGAACGCAAAGACCTGCGATGTCAGCATTAAGTGGAACATATCGGTAGACATCATTGTAAGTATCGTACTGATACTTGTAGCCTGTATCAATGACAGTATAGGATGAGTTACCAACTGCATTACGGAAAGTGATTGCGGTAGACAATTTATCTGCTTCAGCAGTAGTTGCATCGGTATTTTGTGGTGATACAAAGGCAACACAGTCCTTACGAGTGTTTGCAATTGCAACCAAACTTCCAACATTGCCAGTTGTGCATGGGCCACCAATGAGAAGAGAAACATCCGACTGATCAGGATCGCTAAACTTATCATATCCCAATCCAGTTGCAAACAAGCGAGTTGCACCTGAGTCAAACTCACCAGTTCCACCTTGTAATTGTAAACTAAAGACACCCGATGCAGTCGAACCCGAAGCATTTCCTGGATTTCTTGTTGCTCCAACAGGGTAGCCTGTTCCATAACGAGCATTGGTAAGTACAGTAGAGTCATAACTCCAAGTTCCAACACCACCATAAGTGACACCAGCAGAAACTTGAGCAGTCAACCCACTACCAGTTACTCCACCCGCAGTAAACGGTGATGCACTAAAGGTCTGTACAGATCCTGCTACTCCGATATACTTAGAAGTCTGATTGATTACTGTCTTAAAGTAATTGCTGTTACCATCAGCCAATACTGCGGCAGAATCTATAGATACCCCTTGGAATCTTTCAAGAACGGTTCCGGGAGTTCCACTAATTCTACCGACACTATCAAGAACAATTATATGCATTTCGTCATTGCCTTGAGTAATTCCAAGAACACTGGAAGCATAATTCGATGTGTTAGGAGCAGAATCAAATTGCGCTCCATATGTCCATGCTGCAAATGCGGTAAGCCCTGCATCAGCACCACAGATTTCAATGGCTAAACTATTACCCAAAGAACCTGGATACTTAGCAAAGAACATACCACTAGCAGTACTTACTGTAGTAGTATCTGTATCGCTATTTGGAACATATGCTTGTCCGCCAGTTTGTCCTGAATTTCTTGCGGTAGAAGATCCCGCAGTACCGGCTGTTACGCGAACAACCTGAAGATTGTTGCCGTAACCAAGGAAGTTGGCAGCAGAGTACCAATACTTAAAGTTGTCATCGTTTGGAGTACCAAATAGAGCAGCAAGATTGGCGGTATCGGTGACGATTACCCGCTGATCCGCAGGGCCCCATTGGAAATAACCCGCGATGCCAGCGTTAGTCGTGGCTACAGCGGGGATGATTGTGGTTAGATCTCTCTCTGTGATCGTTACACCAGGACTGATTTGGAATCCCATATGGGCGGTCTCCTGTTATTATTCAAAAGTGCGAACGATGGTATTTAGTATTTCTACCAGTTACCCCCTTCGAAGATACCATCATCCTTTTCGCTCTTCCAAAAGGCATTTTGTTTCATTCGGGCTTCTTTTGGGGTGTCTTCTCGCGCTAAATCAATCTCATCTTGTCGGTCATCATCTATGCCCATTTCCAAAAATCCAAAAGGAACAAGATCTTCTTCTAATTTTTTCAGTTTAGTTTCAAATAATTTCTGTCGGATATCGGTATTTACCAAATCCTTGAAATAGGGCTGTGTTGAAAGCCATCCAAATAAGACTAGAGTAGAGATCAAGTCATCGTTGTATCCTGCACTTGCCTCATAAGCAGAACCTCTTGATACAAAAGTTGATAATTCGGCAATTGTATCAAAGTCATTAAGTATGATCTTATCGCTCTCGATCATTTCTTTAAAAACTAGGCATCCTGTTTTCTTAATCTGAGTGGACATTCTAACCCCGTATTGAACTCGTCCCGTTCCAAATCCCTCTCCTGCCTTCTGTCCTTTTTTGCCCTTAACCGTAATACTAATAACATTTTCATATTCAAGTTCTTCTCGCAAAATATCGGATACTTGCTGACCAGTATCGTTCAACTCAATCAAAGTATATGCTTCGTTGTAACGATTGCCCAATACCTCAAGTAGATTTGGAAAAACCATGACTGGCATAGTATTGTTTCTAAACTTGGCTACTACTTTATATGGCATTTGAGTAGCATCTATTACAGTAGCAGCATGGTAATCTTGTCCCTGCCCCCGAGCAGTATCTACACACATCGCGTAAATGTGGTTCTTTATCGGAGCCTCGTATACCATAAGACCTTCATCATCTTGATAGATTGGAGGTTCGTATACAAGTGATGATATTTTGGTAGGCTTGATAAGCGTATCATCGGAGCCAAGAAACTCGCATTCATATTCTTGATACCATAGCCGCTCATTTGCAAGACTTGATTTAGTTACTTCTCGCCATTTGTTGTCACGACCAGGTACCTCACTCCATTTGGCTTCGATTGCAATATAAGGATTACGCTTATTCTCTGCATCTTTCCATAATTTGTAGAACATATTCATTCCCTTAGGAGTGGATACAATTACTACTTTAGAAGTCTTACCCGAGGAGATTGTAGGGTAAACGGATGAAAAGAATTCCTGTGCTACATTTTCAGGTACATGGGCGAACTCGTCTAACAACAAAAAGTTAAAACTATCACCACGGACAGCAGATGCGCTTGTTGCCGAAGCCACAACTTTGGAGCCATTTTCCAAACTAAAACTCAACTTATTCCATTCGATTACACCCTGCTGTAACCACTTGGGTAGATTTTCATATGCAAACTTTAGACGGTTTAACAATTCACTGGCAGTCTTTAACTTATTGGCAAGAACGGCTACCTTATAATTGGGCGTGAACAAAATACTGTACAAGATGTAT